CACACGTATATGCCTATGAACAAAACCAATATAAATAAAATAAACTATGCCTAAAGGAATTTATAAACATAAACCATTATCTAAATCAGTTAAAGAAAAATTAAGCAAATCTTTATCTGGTAGAAAGAGACCGTCTTTTAGTAAAGAATGGAAAAAGAAAATGAGTAAATCTCATAAAGGAATGAAAAAACCATGGGTAAGTAAATTAATGAAGGGTAAAAAATTATCTGAAGAAACAAAATTAAAAATGAGTAAGACACAAACAGGTATGAAAAGAAAACCATTTACTGAAAAAGCCAAAGAAAATATGAGAAAGGCTAGAGAAGGAATAAAGTTATCTAAAGAAACTAGAAAAAAGATAAGCGAATCTCACAAAGGAGAAAAGTGTAATTTTTGGAAAGGTGGTATAACTCCTAAAAATAAAGCTATTAGAAATTCTATTGAATTTAGATTATGGCGAGAATCAGTATTTGCTCGAGATAGTTATACATGTCAAAAAACAGGAAAAAGGGGCGGAACATTACACCCACACCATATCAAAAACTTTTCTGATTATCCTAAGTTAAGGTTTGCAATAGACAATGGGATAACTTTTTCAGAGAAGGCTCACAAGGAATTTCATAAGAAATATGGAAAAAGAAACAATAATGAAGCACAATTAAAGGATTTTTTAAAGAATCAATTATGGGAATGACAAACGAAGACAGACTTAAAGAAATAGAAAAGATAGCAAACACTCTCGGTATTGGACAAAATCGAGAAGTAAAATGTTTCGGATGTAAAAAAACAATCAAATTTAAAAACGCCATTACTCTGACTGACAAGAAGAAAGTTACATATCTTTGTAAAGATTGTTATAAAAAACTAAAGAATGGTAATTTAAATAAATCTCAAATAGACGGAAATGATATTTTGAAAGAACTTGAAAAAGCTAGAAAAATGCCAGAGATGGAACCAGCACATTATCTTCCACGACCAATACCTTGGACTCCTGAAACAGACAAATGGAATCCTCCTTATACAATTGGGGATAAAATAGAAACGACAGGTTCGGATTTAGATCGTTATACAGTATCGTCAATGGAATGTACGGAAATGAAAGATGTGTCAAATTTACTCTTAAAATTTGAGTCTAAAAATAAACATGACTATAAAACAAACTCCACCACCAACAGATAATCCGAGTGTTCCTCAAAAACCACTTTTACAGATTACTCTACCCGCACCTCCAAACATGGATCCATCTGCTCCTGTATCTGTCGGAAAACATAACGCTTGTGCTCAAAAGAATTTTAAACAAGTTGCAGATATTTTGTTAGCTACTATTAGTAATCAAAAATTAATAAGTTTAGCCATCACTCAACAAGATAAAAAAGTTAAGGAACTACAAAAAAGTATGAAAATGATTAGCGATAATATTAGAAAATTATTAGGAGAAAATAAAAATGGCAGTAAACACAAGTAAAAATATTGAGATACAAAAATTAAAAGCAGAATCTTTTAAAGAGCGGCTTAAAAAGCGTGAGATATGGATAAATGGCCCTATAACGGATTCTCTTATAGAAATTCTTTATACAAATTTAATTAATCTTCAAGAACAATCTCAGCAACTCCCAATAAGAGTTATTGTAAATTCTTTAGGAGGTAATCTTTTTGAATCTGTTGTGGCTACTGATCTTATGGGAACAACTCCTTGCCCTGTTACTACCGTTGGATTAGCCAACATTGTTTCAGGTGGTTTTATTATTTTTATGGGAGGGAAAGAAAGAATATGTCATGACTATACACAAATCATGATGCATTCAGCTGGTTTTGGAATGACAGATAAAGTTCCTGATATCGAAGCTCATGTTGAATATATAAAAGAAGTTCAGGGCAAACTATCTAAACTTCTTTCTTATCAAACAGCAGGAAGAACAACGGTAGGGTATTGGATGGAATTATTTGAAAGTGGTAAAGATAAATGGTTTTCTGTTGAAGAAGCATTAAAATTAGGCATTGTACATAAAGTTATTAAGCGTAAAGAAATGGTTAATCCATTTTTCTATTCTCGTCCTACTTATACTTGGGATTTATTAGATATTGCGAGGAGCCAACAAGGATAATTTACAAAAAAGAAAAAATATATGACAGGAATATTTAACCCTAAACAAATGCTTAACCCCACAGAAGATCAAACGGCATCTCTTGGGTTTGAACGTGCTTCAAAAAATGTAGTTACTCTCAATCCAAATCAATGTCCTCAATGTTTAAGGCCAATGGGTGTTAAAGGATATAATTCAGCTACTGTGAAAGTATGGACTGCTTATGGATTAGATTTTTGGTGTAATGAGTGTTTTCAGAAGGGAGAACAAGAAAATATTTGTATGAAATATCGTAATCTATCTAAAAAAGAGCAAAAGTTTGCTCGTAAAACATTAAAACAAGATGAAAGAATTAAAAATAAACAAAGGAGCTAAATGAATTTAACTTGGCGATGTCAAATCTGTAAAAAAGAAAGGCCTGATAATAAAATCAGTGTTGTAACATACCCGATGAGAGGTCTTCCAAGTGCCGAAGTTAATATTAAGTATTGCAATGATAATATGAAATGTTATCGAGGTGCTTTAGAAAAGCGTAAAAGAGGAGAATTAAAATGAATATTAAACAAAAGTGGGAAACACCAGAAGGAAAATTGTTACTTAAAAAGTTAATACGGAAGTTTGGCAAATACAAAACAATTGTCTTAACATCAACTGGTAAATCATATAAAGTGCCGACAAAAGACATATTAACTATTGGAATAAAAGGTGTAGATTTAGATAAATATCCTGAATGGAAAATATGAAAAATTGGATTTATAGGGCAAACATGGATAGTTACCAACATAAGGATGGTACCTTTATTAGTTCTGTGTCTTTGAATGGTAGTTTAAATGATGGCATATTTCTTAAAAAAATTACTTTATTGGGAGATGAAGCAAGAGAAGAAGCATTAGATATTTTGAAAAAAGACATTGAAGAAAAGAGGAAAAAATGAAAATACTTATATATGGTGATTACTATAAATGGACTAGCGGTTATGCCAGAGAGATTAGAGATATTTTGCCTTATTTGAAAAAGGGGAATGATGTTAGACAAGTGGCTTTAGGATATAACGGATACCCCATAGACAAAGACATGGTTGTTTACCACACACAAACACCCGAAGTTAAAGATCACTATGCTCAAGAAGTCCTACATTATGCTTTAGATGATTTTCAACCTGATATTGTTTTAACTGTCCAAGATTTCTGGATGCTTCCCAAAATATCTTTTGTTTTAGCACATCCAGGTAAATTCAAATGGGTTCATTGGGGTACTTTGGATTCAGAACCTTTAGATTTCTATTCGAGAGAATCATTAAAATGGATGCATTATTGCTTTTGGCAATCTCACTTTGGTGCGATTGAATGTAAACAGCTTGTTCCAGGATTAATGGGTGAAGTTATTTATCCATCAGTTGATCCAAAAGTGTTTCACAAAATGGATAAAAAGAAACTAAAAAAACAATTCAAATTAGACGGAATTAACGTTTTGATATGTAATGCCAGAGGACAACAAAGAAAGAACGTACCCGTCCTCTTAGACGCCTTTAAAGAGGTAATTAAAGAAGTCCCGAACACTACACTTATCCTGTCATCAGGTATTAAAAGAACAAAAACAGATTCAGGAGAGTTTGATGGTTATGATTTAGAAAGATTTGTTCACGAACTAGGATTGGTAGATTATATACTTTTACCACGGGGCAGAGATAAGGGGCCGATAGACGATAAAACTCTCAATATTCAATACAATCTCTCAGATATAAACATTCTTCCCTCTTGGGGTGAAGGTTTTGGGCTGCCGTTTATAGAGGCGGGCATCTCTGCTGTCCCTTCTGTTGGCGTAGACCACTCGGCGGTTCGAGAGATTGTTAAAGATAGGGGATTATTAATCAAACCACGAGCTTATACTTATAACTTAGATGGTTCAAAATATCAACTTTGTCACCCAGATGATTTAAAAGATGCAATAGTCAAATTACTTACAAATAATGCAAGTAGAATTAAATATGGCAAGAAAGCTCAAGAATTTGCCACAAAACTAACACCTGAAAGTCGTGCCAAACTAATGTTAGATAGATTCAAAAAATTAATTAAAGAGGATGCACAGCCTCTTACAAGAAGATAATGCCACTAAATAATTACACATCAAGTATGGCCATTAATAGAATATTTGATGGTATTCAAAAAATGCTAATTGCTCATGAAGCTAAACAGATCATGTTTGACTACGAAGATGGATTAGCTACTGGCCTTACATTTACTATTCAAACACCAAAAGGCCTATTACCAATTAAATTACCAGTAAGAATTGAGAAGATCAAGAAAGTTTTTGAAAACGAAGGTATTCATTGTAGGGATGAATTACAACCATATAGAACTGGATGGAAAAATATTCATGATTGGGTAAAAGTCCAGATGGCCATGATTGACACCGAAATGGTTAAATTAGAAGAAATATTCTTGCCTTATATGGCAGGAAAAGATGGTAAAACATATTTCGAGATTCTTGAACATAGAGGGTTCATGTTACCAAGCGGTGAATCTGAAAACGAGGGGTTGATACAATGAATTTTAAGAAAAACTGCATGAGTTTTTGGTTTCCTAAGTTGGCAAAGACAGGTGTTCCTTTTCCCCAAACAGTCATGGTTGACATGAATAAAATAGACGATAATTTCAATAAAGCAATGAAGAAATTGTTTTGGATGAAAAAAATCAACGAAAAAGATAGGATAACCTTTTCTAGTTTCAGGAGATTACTTGAACACATGGTAACAAGAATGGGTGGATACCCTGTCTTTATAAGAACTGGGCAAACCAGTCACAAACATCAATGGAATCAAACTTGTTATGTTAAACAGAAAGATGTGTTAATGGAAAATGTTCAAGCAATGTTGGAATACAGCATTATGTCTAGTATAGATCCAAAAAAAGCATTCCCCTTTAATATTTGGGCGGTAAGAAAAATGATTCCTACTAACCCAATATTTAGTGCATTTGGCGGACAAATGCCAATAACAAAAGAAATGAGATTCTTTGTTCGTGACGGTAAAATTGAATGTATGCACCCGTATTGGCCAGAAGAAGCAATTAAAGAATTTACTGGAGATAAAGATTGGAAGAAAAAATTAAAAACAATGAATATTATTAGTGATGATGATCTTAACCATTTGAAAAAATTAACATTAAAAGTTGCTCGTGTTTTTAAAGGATATTGGTCAATAGACTGGCTA